CCCGGCTTGGGGTTCTTTGTATTTTGGTTGCACTTGTAGCCATCATTCCATTTTCGCTTTTGGATTTCATTTTAACCGAGGTTAAATACCCGACGTAAATCTATTCGCCTGCGCTGCTTTGTAGTCCGTGCGTCTAGTCAATGGGTCCTGAAGAATGAATCTGATATCCAACCATTTTATTTATATTTTCTTGAGGATGTTCACAGTATTCCTCAATTGTCGTTCCAAGTGGTCCAGCGACTCAGAAATAGGACAATTGCGCATCCGGTGGTGGAGCCGCCTGTCAGGTGGACAGGGGGTCGACTGGAACGGGATTCATGTCCGTGCAAGGGGGGGTCCGGCTTAGTTGTTCCGACGACGTGAAACTAGTGCGCTGGTTAAATACCTCACCGAGTGTAACGACTGCGAAGTCTCATCCGCCATTAGGGAACAGTCTTTCGGGCATCCCCCGAAGTGATAGCATGCGCCAGCTCCATAATTGGAAGTTGGGGAACAGTGTACGCTGAAAGCTGCAAGAATCGTAATATTTTGCCTAACCGCAGAATCTTACAGCGAGGAACTCTGAAACGAACCTCGTTTTCGACCAGCCCGCCCCGCCTTCGAGGATCATACACCTCTGACTTATCCGGTTGAAAGTAACCGGGTCACAGCGAATCCGTTAAGAGCGGAAACAACCCACCCCGAAGCCGCAGTCCGGCAACAACCGCGAAGCCGTAGTCCGGCAACATGGCGACATCACTCGCTGATCTCGTCCGGGAGACTGGTGCTCTACCACTCCCAGCTCCTCTCAAAACCCTTGGTCCGTTCGGGTCTAAAATAGAACGGCCATATTCGCAGCTCCGCGAGCTGCACAGGCACCAAGCAGTTCTGCTTGAACAAGACGTTTCACCCTACGCTCTTGTCGAATGTGCCAATCTCGAAATTCAGCCCTCGCATTGGGATGAAGAACACGAGAAAAAGCGGTGGATCAAGGGGAATGCCACGCCCCTTAATGCTCACGATCAGTTGGCACAGGAAGCGGGTGGTTATTTTGACGACCGCGCTACCATTTTTGGTTACTGGCAGGGTAAACGGATTAGTTCCGTGCCCGTTGGTCGCCGTTGGTACTGGAACTGGTATCAAGAAGGGACGCCGGCTTCTTTCGAAGCGCGTCCATCGCTCAACAATTGGGGGAACCACCGCAGCCGTACTGCTGCGCGTTTCGCCAATCTCGTCGACATCGGGAGTGACGAGCCATTGCGTGGTGCTTGGAACGCAGTGCTGATGGAATTTGCCTCAGGCAACGTCCCTATGGACAATACCTTGATTGCGAATTTCAGCACTCTCGTGTCGTATGAAGTGAATGACGTTCGCTTCATCTTCCGGCTAGCTGTTCTATACGTGACAGCCCTCCTAGCCGAGAAGACTGTGGACCATCGAGGGCGTCCGCGTCGCCTGGCGCTCAACCAGGTACAACGTGCGAATGCCAATTCGCCGAACGTAAATGTTGTATCGACTGTGCAGGAACTGCGCAACTCGATGCAAGATGGAGTTCGTGGGATAAACTTTGTCCCGACGTTCTATTCGGGCATGGTTGAGGCTGACGAAAACCTCATCGATGTCCTTTGGGTAGCAACACAGGCCCAAAACCCGATCACCCGGATGGCAGAGCATCACGTAGCCCACTTGCTCTGGCCCGAAATCCCGAACTTGAGGATCAACCTCAAAGTGGGCTACATGCCTGGACCATTGGATCACCTCGATTCGGACCAAATATGGCAGGCAACCGCACGATACTGCCGTGCGTATTCATCAATGGATCTGATGAAAGAAGCAGTCTCATATCTCATGATTGTGTGCGCCTCACCCGGGCCCAGTCATTTCCCATTGGCATACTGCAACCAGCTCACGGTTGCATTGCCGCACGCCAACATGGGAGGATATGCACTGGGGGTATTACTTGCACCCCCAGACTACATGCCAGCGACCGACTTCGCTGAATTCAAGTTCGAACTACTGGCTGCCCAGTCAGTACTGCACGCGAAAGTGTTCTCTGCGTGCATGGCCTCCTATACCTGGCCTGAACTTGGCTTCTTCCACGAAGCACAGGAACTGGACGCCCGCGACAGGCGCAACTGTCGAGACGCTTTCTACCTCTTCGAAGGTGGAAGCACTGTGTGGGGAGCCGTCCAAGACGCTATGTCTAAGGTCGGCGTTAAAGGAGACATTGGCCGCCTCCTTGGCACCTCACTACCCGCCAACCTCAACGCAGACACGTTGATGGACGTCCTCGTCCTGAGTATTGAGCATTCTGTCCAGTGGGAAGAATTGCTCCGTACGATGGAGAACATCCCGTCCTCCGCGTCTGTGTGGGCTATGCTGTACCCGCTTCGCATGGCTCAACCCGTCTCACCCGGCCAGTGGGTGGCTCCTTTCAGCGGTTCGGATGCCCGCACAGACGATGAAGCATTCTACACGCTCGCTGGACTGGCTGGCGTGGGTATCGAACTCTACGGGAGAGACGGTACTGGGCTCCCTTCCCGCCGTCTAGCTAGGTGGATGTTGGCATACAACGGCCGCCTGCTCGACAACCAAGGGCGTAGGTTCACTACGCGAACTGGCGTCACCTATGAGCCAGTCGTCCAGCTTAACCAACTGGATGAGAACATTGCGATCGCATCCCCGGATCATGTAATGTTCAACCGGAAGTTTTACATCGACTCATCTCATGTAATGCTTCCATGGCAGGATCCCATCCTTGCGCCACGAGCCGACCGGCGCATGGACCCATCAATTCCCCAACCGCCGCAACCAGCGTTTGGGAGCGGGCCAATCCACTTCCAACCTTGGGTTCCTCCGCCCGTGCATCCCAATCCGCGTCAACCCGGACCGCCTCCACAAGGTCAGGCTCCGTTCGCGCACGTTGAGGAAGTAGTGGACGATCCTCCTGCCCCACCCTCTCCCCAACTCCCTCCACAAGCAGCGATGCCGGAAACTGTTCGACCGGCTCAAACTGCTCCACCCGCTCCCCCGGTGGAGGACGAATCTGTTGTACCTCCAGTACAGCCAGTTCTTGCTCCTGGTGTCACTGCATTCGATGCTTCGGCACACGCGCAGGGACCAGTCCTCGTCATGAGCTTTGGCGACATGGATTCGTTCCCCGACCTCCCTCCCCCTGGTGCACCTCCCGCTGCACCTGCCGCCCCGCCTCCGCGCGCGTCTGTTGCCCAGCGCATGCAACGTGACGCGGTATTGCAGGCCAACAGGGCAGCACTGATCGTCCGTCCGCCAGGCGTCACAGGTACCTACACCTACAACGTAGACGGTCGGTACTGGGTGAATAACCGACGGCATAGGTTGTACTATCCCGTCGGCGGACACGCAACGCCTCAGTATGTCATGCCTCCCGTGGACACGCATGTGCAGACTAGGCCCGTCCTGCAGCCCGCACGACCAGCTGCTCCTCCTGAAAGGCCAGCCCAGCCCGCAGCACCAGCTGCCGCGCCCGCGCCACCCGCAGCGCCCGCTCAGCGGTTGTCAACCGCTATGCCGGCGCAACTGGTCCCAGAACGGCCAGCCACTCACGCTACGCCATCTGCAGCACCCGTCCTGCCACAACCCGCTCCCAGCCCAGCACCACAACCTGCTGCGTCAGAGCTGGTGGTAGAACGGCCTCCTCCTCCGACCCTGGTCCCCCCCACCCCTACGTACTTCGATCTTGCTGGCTTGACACAGCAGGAGTGGACAGAACACATGGGTAGCCCAATGGACATGAGCACTCCATACCGCGCGGCATGCCTCAAGTTCATCATGGAATCTGATGAACCTGAAATGGCAAGAATGCTCACTCGGTATCTCTATCCTACCGACCTTTCATCATTGGGTAGAAACACACCTTCACCTGCGAAGATAGTGTGGCCCGGAGGCGCCACTATCATCAAGGGCAAGGTGGTTGGACTATCACAGGCGGCCGATAAAGCTTTCAGCCTTGTGAGACCACTTCTCCGACTCAGGGAGAACAGGTTGTCCAACAATTTCGCAGAGTATAGCGGTTCGTTGACAAGTCTGTCATCGGCCCTAAATACTGCGACGATGCCTGCTGCGTTGCGAATGTGTATCGACGAATTCGCACTGGAATGGATCGCTTCCTTGCGCGACGGCATCCCCGATCCCCGCCTCCCTCCATCACCACTCGATCCATCGATGCGTGGTACACTGTCCTTTGTCGATGCAGTTGTGAATTGGCTCGCCGAGCTAAATTTCCCTCGTCGCTATCAGGATCTACGACCCGAGTTGCGCGCGGAAATGGCCGCCAGTTATGGCTGGCTATTGTGCGTCATCTCGGGTTGCAGGGCTACTGCCACTCCAAAAGCACAAGCCCTCGCTGGACACCGTATTGCTGCCTTCAGGGTAGCACAGGCGCTCCAGGTCAATCCACGTCTGCGCCGCGAAGAGTTCGACGACAAGTACGATGAAGTCGAAGCCCTGCGTCGTGCGCAAGTGGATTCCGGTTGCAAGGTTGTTGTGTCAATCGTCACGAATCGCCAGATGGTCGATTCAAACGGTAGGCCTAAACGGACTACAACCGGTCGCCCCCTCTACGCGACGGAGAAGAAGACGCTCTACTTCGATCCGCGCGATATGGAAGAAGCTGCTCGTGTCAAGCTTCCTCCTGAAGAGTGCATCATTACCACTCTTGTTCCTGACACGGAGCCTGATGGCACGCCAAAGCTGGAGGGCGGACGCACGATCAAAATGCGTCTTGACTCCATCAAGGTGCCGCTCACTCAAGCTGAGAAAGATGGGTATTCTCAGCTCGGTTGGCCATTACCACCCAAACCTCTGCTAGCTGCAGCACAGGTACCGCATCTCAACCGCGACGCGTTCTTCGCTTCCCTACCGACGTCGAATGCATTGCTGGGGGTGTATGAGACACGCGTTTCCGGTGATCCAGTGCCTATGCCCTGGATCATGCGGAAAGAGGTGCTCGACAACATGTACCAGTTGTCAGCCGATCATCTTAGGGCTCAGCTCGCTGCCGTCGAAGCAGCGAGGCCTGTGCCCGATCAGCAAATAGCAGATGCTGATCGAAATTCTATAGCTGCTTTGCATGAAGCGCAAGCAACTGTAGAAACTACGCTAGCGTCGGGTTTTCAGCCTGCTGTGGCCGGAGAAGGGGGGACATCCACAGCGGATGTTCAAATCCCCTCTGTGCAGACACAGGCTTCCGATGCGGTAGAGGCTTCTTCCGAGGCCGTCGACACTGCTGGTGCAACCAGACCAGCAACAATCTCTCCGGAGGCCAGCTCTTCCACGCCTCCCCGCACTCAATCGACGAGTGCACAGTCCAGTTCAAGTGTGTTGGCGAGTGGCTCACAAATTGCGGGTATAAATACTTATCCGCCGACGGCCACTCGGGTAGACGTGCTTCAAGGCGCGACGAGAGTGCATGCCCAGCCGGCCTCGCTTCTTGCGCGAGCTGCCCGCGCCTTCAGAACTGTGACGACGCAAGATCCACCGGTTGGAGCTCAACTAAGTGGGTCTTCCTCATCACGTGTCTCGGCACCTCACCCTTCCATCTCGCCTCAAAATATGGAGGCAGTCTCAAGGGTATTGAGGGTAAAGATGCTGGATACGCTTGGACTCGGGCGTTTCTCTGGCAACTAGAGACACAACCAGATTTGCTTGCGGACTACATGGTACGGTGTCAGCCGATGCTGGTGTCGCAGGCCGATCTGAGGATATTCTTCAGCAGCACAGACGTTGCTGCGCCAGCTCACGAGCTGGTCGATCACGCATTCGAAGGAGAACGGGAGGAGGAGTTGTGGATTGGAGGTTCGCCTGTGCGTCTGCATTTCGATATGATCAAAAATGTCATTGCAGAACGCCGAGAATTCGATCATTTGATCAAAATCTCGAAGGCATGTGAGTGGGCAGTGGCGGCCACACTGGTATTGTTAGATTCATTAGAACCTGCCTTGCTTGAAGAAGTATTCCGGGCGCAGTGGCACAGGGTACCTGTTGAAAGATGGATACCCGTGCTGAAAGATAAGCTTACACTGCCACTACGATCCGGTATATTTGGAGAATATCAAGGTGACGGAATTCGTTCCCTTAGGAACATGATGAATGTAACTGCCCGGGTGGATGCTCCAGCTGACTGGCATAAAGAACTATTTGAACGTGGAGGCTATTTTGTGCAAAAATGTGTCTGGTCTGATGAATATGCTCCTTATTCTGCATGGCCTGGGTTGCTTGAACACTTAACTCTCGAGTTAGCCAAAGAACATGTCAAGAAGATGGGACGATCAAGACGTTTGGAAACGATCTCGGAGTGGTGGGCATCGCGTCATCATTCGACTCCGACTGGGAGTAGCAGTGAACGGAAGCCAGTGCAAGATTCGCTGTTGGCTGATCCACTTTTCAATCCGACGGACCGACCCAATAAGAAGGCAGTCGTGGAAGCCTTAGATGATGATCATATGGAAAAGCTTTTGGCGCAATTGCCTGAAACGCATTGTCGTCTGAGTACGAAGAGAGAACCAGGAATGAAGAATAGACCATTACATGCAAACAACGATATATCGTTCTTTATCGAAGCCTACGCCTTAGTACATGCAGAGAAAGAGCTGGATGGAATCAAAGGTTGTTATGGCAAGCAGATGCCTGTTGACGTCCTACACTGGATGCAACAAGCAGAGAAGGTTGATCATAACGGAGGAATTTGGGTCAGCCTGGATTATCCTAACTATTGCACTTTTCATGCAAAGTGGGAACTTGCTCTAGCGTCCTATGCGAGAGCAGAGGCTTGGAAAAGTAGTCTGCAGCCTGAGCTCGTCAAAAAACAGAAAGCTCTGTGTTCAATGTGGATCGCAGAAGGACATTTCAATTCTATCATGAAGGAAGAGGGCGAGGACAGTTGGATGTTCAACGAAAACGGGCTCTACTCTGGACAACGAGCCACACTGCTTGACCATGATTATATGCACCAGCCAAATGCTGAAACTGCAGTGATAGTAGCGGCTGACATGGGTTGGGATGTCGAGCCTGAAGAGTCGTGGTACACAGGAGACGACGAAGACGCCTGGTTCAAAGCTCTCGTGAAAGCAATGGGATATGTAGCTGCACATGCTTTGTGTGGAAACAAATTCCAGCCATTGAAGCAAGTCTCAGGAAGAGTCAGGTCTTGGGCGCATAGGGAAAAGAAGCTGACGCATTACAGCACAGGACGACCAATAGATCTAGACGACGCAACGCATTCTTACCTGCAACGCGATTTATCCCGTGCCGCCTTACCCACACGGCCATTGGCACGAATCCTTGCAACGCTTGCATCCGGTAATTGGTACGCTGAACCTGGAATATGGTATGATTCCGCAATCTCATCAACTAGCGACAATTTCTGGGAATGCGTGACCCGTGGTCTCGAACTGAACAAGTCTCAAAAACTGGCAGCGGCTTTTTTGGATAGGCTGATGGTGGTCCGTCCGACACAGGAAGATGGCCCAGATGTTAAGGTCAAGAAACTGGAATGGCGTGCTTATGCTAGTAAAGGCGATCATCCATTATGGCGTGGCTCTGGTTTCGGCACCAAGGAGACGCCGATCATGGTTACCAAACCACGTGTTCATGAAAGTTGGCCCTCAAAAGCCACTGAATCATGGATGCGCAGAATGGAACCATATCTACGTGGACTGCGCGACTCGAGGGTGGAAATGTACCGTACGTATCTACTTAAAGAATCAGTAGGCGCTAGTTTCCATCATTACAGAATGCGCGCAATGCGAGACGCTGCGCGCGCCTACTGGCCGGAACGATATAGTGTAGGTGACTGGCCCGTAAGGATACTGCCTCTTGAGCCGACACGCTCATTTTTACTCAGGAAGTATAGACAAATACCTGCGCGCCGGAGACCTATAAGTGAAGATGAGCTCTACGCGCGACTTGGAATTGATGTGTATCTATTCAATTTGGTCGGAGCCACACGCGACTTATTCGCTAATCTACGTCCTCAGGATTGGAGTAAGTGGTGTAAACTGACAATCAAATACAAGATACGACCAGAACTAGAACTAACCGATGGTTCTATCCAGTCATGGGCAGCCAATGTTTCCGCCTTTGATCCGTCTTTGCACTTAGACGAAAGCATTCCACGGAGGACACATTTCCTGTGTGTGTATGCAGCTAACGGAGCCGGGAAATCTTGGTTGGCTGACCACATCCGCGGATTTTGCGACATGGATGTGCCGGTGTATGCAATGGTCGGTTGGAGACTCAGAGCACGTAGGTATGTGCGTGCAGATGATGATGATATAAAGGAGGCTATAGCAACCATTAGATGGGCCAAGAAATATGATCTGCCTGTAATACTGACGCAATGGCCACCCCCAATGTTGATGCGTGCTGCTCAGATCACAAACACAACGTTGACATGGGCTGCATATGACCCTGGCGAGGATGTGAGATTACAACGCCTAGAAGCACGTGAATATAAAGACCCACTCAGAGTGAATGAACTGATGGATCTAGCGACTCTATGTTATGACACGCTACCCGAAGATGCCCCAGTCCTCACTAATGCAGCAGAAGTTATACATTGGACAGGATTAGCTTAAGTTAGAACGGCAAAAACAAAATACAATTACAAAAGGGACAACCCAGATCGGAAGA